ATGGCCTTCATTGATATGTAGAAAATTTCTATTACCAATATAAACGCCAACGTGAGTAGGCTGACCTAAAATATTAAATACACATACGTCAGGTATTTCTGGTGTAGTAACTAGTTGCCAAGACTCTTTTTGAATATTAACTAATTCACGACTATTTTTATCGTCACCATTGTATTCTATCAAATTTGGCAAATTCAAACCAAACTGAATATTTACTAGTTCAGGAACATTTTTACCACTGTCACCATTATAGTCACTTACCAGACTTGGTAAATCAATATTAAACTGTTCCTTATACACTAGACGTGTTAATCCCCAGCAGTCAATACCTGAGTGCTCTCTGCCATTGGCTTTATAAGGTAATCCTATATATTTATTATGCCACATTAGAACAGTCCTGGAAAATATTTTGGAGAAAAATTATAGGCAGGAAAAGGTTCTGTGCTATAATTAATCATACTAAGCTCAAGATTTACACCTTGGGTACTATAGGTTACACCAGTTATATAAAAGTTTGAAAATGAAGCTTCTACATATCCGGGATTACTTGACAGCACAAGTTGTAACAATATTTTAGCTGGCGCAGTTAAATTTGTTCTGATAATATCAATTAATTCTTTGCTAACAAAATTAATTGCAATTGTACAGTTAGAACTACCATCGTCGCTTTCTGATGGTAAGGTAATTTCCATTGGAAAAAATATAAAATCTTTTGAAAGACCAGTACCCTCAATAGTTACACCAATTGATCCAGGACCACCACTGTTTACGCCTAATAAACGTACACTATGTGTTCCTGCCGTAACCGAAACCGAAGCATTAAATGTATTACCAAAATCACTTATTCCTAAAACTAGGACACCGTCTATATAAACTGCTCCAGAATTATCACAACTACCAGTAATTATGTAATTTGCAGTTTTTGGAAAATACACATTTACAGTTCTATCAAAAGTTGCAGCACTAGTGTTCTTTAGCCATACTCCATATTGATTTAAAAAATCAATATAATTAGAGCTTGTGCTACGAGCAATCGCTGTATTACCAACTAATAATTCTGCACTAGTCCAAATAGTGCTATAACCAGGACTAGTACTACTAATACTAGTACCATTATTATAAGCACTATTTAATACAAAATGAGATAAAAATCCTGAACTGTTTGCAGTTACTACTTCTATAGGTTTAACATAACGATTACCTTTTACACCAATTACAGTATGTGTAATTCTTGTAGGTCCCCAAGTATTAGTTTTAGTAGTATAAAACTGTTGATTAATATAATCTCTGGTTGATTGATCTAATGCGGTGGCATCCCAGCTACCAATACACACTAATTTTCCAGTGGCTATTGCTCGAAGTCCTGCTTCAAGTGATTGCGAATTACCTAAACCATAAGTGTCATACGTAATTATACTTTCAACAGCAAAAGTAGCTGGATTTAGTACCATGACTGTATGTCCGCGACCAAAAGTATAATTAACAGTTACGCCGTTTATTTTAAAATAACTATTAATATTAGCGGTAGTACCATTATAGTCACTACTTTGAACGTCTACAGTACCTAGATTAGCCGCTCCTGTTATGCTGACTCCATATACTACATCAGTATCAGTAGTATATTGCTCTAGCCTTTGGGTAAAATTATCGGCTAAATGTAAGACTTCGGTTTCACTATCATTAGGGTCGTATATAGTTAATAGTAGTATAATTGCTTCTTCAGTTTCTGAAGAATACATAGCCCTTACAGCGGCTTCACTTAATCCTCTCATGGCAATATTTCAAAAGTTAAACTAGCACTCCAGTATCCGGGTGCTAGGTATGTTAGTGTATAGAATTCACCTTCGCCTTGTGGTATAATTCTTGCTTCTACTTTAGTTCCCAACAATCGTGGATGTGGAAAGTTAAATCTTGCCACACCACGAATGTCGCTTTTTATAAATGTTTCTAATGTTTGTGTTTGAGCAGTAGTTAAAATAAAACTAAGATTCATAGTACTAGTTCTAGCATTACGTCTACGAACTTTTGCAGGCCCCATTTCCATGGGGCTTCTAATAACTCCTACTTGTACAGTTTCCTGAAAGCCTTTTTGTGGGACTTGTGGAAAACCGTTTGCAGTAGGCCAATCAATATTAGCCATAGTTTATCTCCTTGCTAGCGCAGGTCTATTACCGTATACTGCACCCATAGTTTGTTGTAGTGTACTATTTTTACTAGCTATTTGTCTTGCTACCATATCGCCAATAGTTATTTCAATACTGCGATTTCCTCGGCCGTCTGTGGCTTCATTAGTCTGTACTTCTGCACTAGTATTGTTGTTAATAACAATATTTACATGAGATCCAGCGTTACCGCCATCAGTTCTAACTCCAAGATTACCGCTGCTATCTCGCATTAATGGTACAATGGCTTCTGGACCAGCTTCGCCCATTAAGCCAGTGCCTTGAGCAAATTTAAACATAGTAGGTTCATTTACTACGCTGTTAGTAAAGCTGCCACCTCTGGCAAATGGATGTACAGTATAACCCTGATCAAATGCTCCGCCTTTGGCAAATTTTTTGTCACCAGCATCAAATGCCGCACCTTTAGCAACAAACATACCAACAGAACTGGCACCACCAATAGTACTATCCATAACCATGCCCGTACTACCAGCATTGCCTGCAGTGCCAGAAGAACCAAAACCACTAAAGAAGTTTCCAAAACTAAATCCACCGGCTCCCGGAATTCCACCTCCACCAAGACCTAAACCAGGACGAATATGTTGTTGATATTGTTGAAATAAGAACAGTCGTAATTCATACCTAGCAATATCTTTAATAAAACTATCAATTAGATCGTTAAAATTAAACTTGCCAGTATTAACAAAATCAATAATAGCGTCGGCCATACCATCAAACATTTTAACAAATGCGTCGTTATAAGCTTTTTGGCGTTCATTCATAGAATATTGCAAATCCATTGCAGCTTTTCTACCTGCCATAGTTTGTGCAATATTTTTCATCTCATTTTGATGGGATTGGTCAAGAAACTTATTTTTATCATTTAATAGGGTTAAATCAGCATTTGCATCGGCTGCTAAAGTTCTTTTAATTGCAGCAGCATTTTCTAATTTTGCTTGTGTATAGCGATCATCTTCGGCTCGTTTAGCAGCAGTTGTATCTGCTTCTAGTTTACCATAATCAATAATTTTTTGTTGGTCTTGAATTTGTTGTGGTGTTAACATATTAAGACTTTGTTGTGCTTTTAACATTTGATCTTTATTATCTAGGGCAATTTGATCTGCTTTATTTCCTTGTTCGGCAAGAGTATTTTGCATTTGTAGTCGCTGTAAATCCCCAGCAAGTTTATTATTAATTACAGCTTGTGCTTGTTTTACTTCAAAACTTTTTTCATCTAATCCTAAAGACTTTCGTAAATTATCTATTCTGGCCTGCTCATTATTATAAGCAGTAGGGTCAAAATCTATACCAGCAATAGCAGACTTTATTTTTAACTCTACCATTAGTCTTTGATTAATTAGATCTATATCATCAAGTTCTTGTTGACGACGCCTAAAACCTTCATCTGCAATTTCTTTTTCTAAAGCTAAACGGTTTTCTAAAACTTTATCGGTTAGATAGGGCATATTGCTATCACTTAAACTATTAAGTTCTTGCTGTGATTTTAATCTAGCCATTGCAGCATCAGCTAATTTATTTTCGTATTCTCTAACTTGTTTTAATGCATTAATTTCTGCATTTCGTGCATCTAGAAATTTTTGTTGTATATTATTTTTAAGATTAGCGGCGCTAGCACTTTGAAATTCTAACTTTAATCTGTCTTGAGCACGTTCGTATTCTGTAACATCAGATGTTTTATTAGCTGCTTTAGCTTGATCAATTTTTGTTTGAAAATCAAGGTACTGTTTAACGTAATTATCTTGCAATGAATTTTGTTGTTGCTGATAATCTAATTCGGTTTTACGTTCTTGAGATAATTTTTGCTCGCCTGCTAGCTGTTGTCCAGTTACTAAACCAGCATTATTATATAATTCTACAAGGCTGGCTTGATTAGCAAGATCTTGCCGTTGTTGTTGTATGGCAATATCGCGCAGTTTATTTTGATGCTCAATTTCACGACTAGTTGCAGCATGCGCTCTAGTAATCTCATCTTGAACTTGCTTAATTTTTGCAGCTATATCCTGCTGTTTTTGTTGATTAGCTAAACTATTACGTTGCGCTTTAGCCTCTGCTAGTGCACCATTAATTGCAGCAACTTCTTTTTTACCAGCACCTTCTTTTAAGGCTATTTGTAGCCTTAGTTGATCTTGAGCAATCTTGTCGTCAATTGATTTTAGTGCAATCTCATTATTTTTTAACCTAACACTATCTTCTAGCTGATCTTTGCGTATTTTAGCACCCTCGCTTAAATAGTCTAGTGCAATGCCTTGGCGATTAAATGAGTCTAAGTCTAATTGAGCCTGAATTTGCTGGTCTTTTAAAATACGATTTTGTACCGTTTGTTGCTCTTGCAAAATACCCAGTTTTTCTCTAACATTAATCTCTCTACCTTTACCAGCCAGTGCGGCTTGTTGCGATTCAGCACCTAATTGAACTTGTCTGGCTTGTACATAAGCTTTTTGTGCTGATGCTGACATTTGACTAAAATCATCTTTAGAGATTCCTTTGGCACCTTTTTCAAGAGATTTATAAACTAAGTCTAGGTCTTTAACAGCTTTTTGATTATAGTCTAAAATTTTAGCTTCTTCGGCAGTAGTGGTTTTTCCAAGTCTATTGGATACCTCTGTTAAAATCTTAATATTTTGTAGTTCAAGAAGTTGTTTTTCTTGTAAGATTCTAGCTTGCTGTCCCTGAGTAACTAAGTCAATTGTAAATGTTAATTGTTGTTGCTGTATGGCAAGATCTCTACGATCTAAGTCAGCTTGTGCTGCTGAAGTACCTGGTCCCTGTACACCTTGTAGAATAGCGCGCTCAACGCCAATTTGCGCTTGAGCGCGCGCTGCGTTGGCTTTAGAGTCTAAAATTCTAAAAGCCTCACTAATTACATCATTAGCTAATTTACTTAAAGTATTAGTTACGGTTTCTATTCCGTCTTTTTTAATTTGTATCTTAAAATCAGCTGTTTTAAGCTGTTTTTGCAGATCAGCAATAGTGTTTGATAACACGCCTGGTTCAGCTTGACCGCCTCGCGTTTGTGCAGCTTGAGCTTGATCAAGTTTTTTAACAATATCTGCACGATCTTGTAATAGTTTATTAACATCACGTTCGTCATCTATTAATGCTTGAGCATTTAAACCGGCTTTTTCAAACTGTACGTTTAATAATTGAAACGCTTTAGGGTCTTTTAATGCTTCTTGCAATCCTATTGCAGCAGTTTTTGGATCTTCAAATGCTTTTGTTAGTTTTAATCCTACATCTACAGCATCAAATGCAAATTTTGACAGTGCATCACTAGGCAACAATGTATTTTCTAAATTTTTAGCACTAGTGCCAAAAGCTTCTAGTGATTGTTTTAAATCCTTTAGCACGCCATTTTGTTGTTGCAATATTTGTACTTGTTTGCCAATAGCATCATTAGCATCTTTAACTATATCACGTATTTTAAATTCATCTTTACCTTTAAGTGCTCCAGATATAGCTTCTTCAGTTAACTTACCTACTCCTATTTTATTTTGTAAATAATTTTCTAGTTCTTTTTTTGCCTCACCTGCTGGTAGAGTTTTTAATTGTCCAACAATTCCTTTTGCGGCACTTTCCCTAAAATTTCCAAGATTACCGGCACCAAAAATATCTTTAAAACTGTCAACTATTCCTTCTACAAAGCTACGTTTACGCAAGTATTGTGTAAAGTCATCTAACTGACTTTCTAGCCCATCGAATAATTCTTTGGCATTTGTAGCTACTGCATTAAATGTTACAGAGTTTACGTTTTTACCAAAACGTTCCATTATTTTATCAGTTAAACCGGCAGTCTGTTCCAATGCATCTATACTACTAGTTAATTTACTGGCTTCTTTTTCAGCAGTACTAAATGCATCTACAATGATGGCTACAGCAGTTGCTATTGTTGTAAAAATAAAAAATGCCCTATTTAAAACAGCAGCTAAAAGTTCTGCTTCAGCTGCAACAATAACTAAAGTACCTTTAAGCTTTGTCATGCCTCTATCAAATGCACTTAAACCAACTGAATTTTTATTAACAGTTTCATTTAATAATTTAAAAGCATCTTTAACACCTAAAATTTGTGTATCTTCTCCAGCTGCGGCAACAGCTCCTTTCATAAATGCTTTTTGTCTAGCCTGTAAGCTTACTCGTTCACGTAAACTAGCTTCTAAGTTAGGGGCTTCTGCAGCTGCATCATACTTACTATTTGCATCAGCAAGTGCCTTACGAGCCGCTATTAATCTTTCATAGATTAATAATTGTTTTTCCAACTTATCCGCAGTACTTTGTAATATAACACGATCTGCTTCACTAACATTTAATCCTTGTTTACGTAAATCAACTATTTTTTGCTGTATTGCGGCAGTAGTATCACTACTAAGTTGTTCTGAACCTTTTAATCCTTTACTAAGAGCGCCATAAATTTTTTGATCTTGTGCATCTTTTGAACTAGCATATGCTTTATCTGTTGCTAAAAATTGTTGTCTAGACTGTTCATATGCTTGTGCTGCATCATCAAGATTTTGTTTTAGTTTTGGTATATTGTACTTTGCTTCAATTTTTTGTGCAAAAGCATCACCAAAACTTACGTTAATATCTGATGCGCGACGTTTTGCTACTTCTGCAGCATCATTTAATCCTTGTCGCCATTGGCTTAATGCTGGTATTGCCATTCCTATAATTTTTGATGCAATTAAGGTAAGAGCACCAACTAATGCACCAGTATTATTAGTAAAAAATTCAGCTACTGGTATTAAAAAGAAATTTACTAATTTAGTACCTTCTAGTGCAATATTACTTAATGCTGCTGCTAGTTTTTCATAAGGATTAGCAGGAATATTAACATCATTAAATTTATCTTTAGCTTCCTTTAACACAGCATTAGCAAAAGCTTGACGACGTTCAAAGTCTGTTAAACTACCAACACTTTTACCAACAGTACGCGCATAGTCTGTAACTGCTTTGTCTAGTTTAGTAAATAAACCTAGTTCGTCTAATAATTCAGGCTCAATTTTTGTAATACCACGAGTTAAACGGCTAATAGCTTCGGCAGTATCAATACCAATAGTTTGACCGGCTTTTTTAGCAGCATCAGCTAGTTGTAGCATTTGTTTACTGCTTAAACCGCTAGTAACACCTTTAGCGGCTGCACCCATTGCGTCTTTAAAATTAAGTGCACCATCCGTGGCAGCTACTAAATTTTTAGCTAGCGCATTAATAGCTACACCACTTGTAATACTTAACTGTGTTAATGCATTCTCTTGTATAGCTGCATTATATCCATCACGCAAAAAGTTAAAAGCCGTGGCAGCCGCGTAAGTGTTAGCAGCAAGTGTTGCATATAGGCGAACTAATCCACCAAGACCTTGCTGTTCGTTAGCAAAGTCTCGGGCACCTGCACCAGTTAAGCCACTGGCGCCACGAGCACGACCGTACTGCATACTATCAGCACTGGCACCTACTTTACTGTACTCTTGTGCATGTTTTACAGCTTTGCCTAACTCTCGGTTAAGTTCTTTGGTATCATTAATACTTGCTTCTAAACTACCGTCAGACTTGACTTGTAGTTTAATATTTACGGTATTACCTGCCATAGCATCTCCAGGTTATCTTATGTAAAATTTTAAATATTCCACACATTTTTATGTAGCTTCATTATAACATATGGGCTACTTTATGTCAATACCGAAATTTTTAAACAATAAAAAAGCCCGTCCGGTTTGTTAACTGGACGAGCTTTTCTTTTTGCTGTTTATATCTTCTTGACGTATATTATCAATTATCTTAATTAATTGAAATACAATATTTCTATCGCTAGGATCAATGTCGCAGAAATTAAAAATTTCAGTAATGCCTGTTAGGGATTTTCCTAAATATACCCCATTCATGCCATCCCAATCGTCTCGCATAAATTTGTAGACGTTAAGTGCTTGTTGTACATCTAGTGGAAAGTCATCAAATTCTACAGGTATTTCAGATTCTACAGGTTCGCTACCTAGCTGTTCACACATTTCAAAATATGCTTCCTTAGTCATAGCCAAAGAACTATTTTGTATGTAGTTTTTTAGCAACTCAGTTACTTCGTAGAGCTGCCTGTAGAAAAGTTTCCCAGATCGCTTACCTGTTCGCTAATAAATGCGTCAAAGTTGCTGGAATTTTTCATTAAGTACAATGCATTTTCTTGAGTGAACTCTAGGAAATCATTTAAATCTTGACCGGTTAAATCAACTGGAGCCAATTGCTCCAAATAACTTAGTTTAAGGCCTTTCCAACCTTTAATTGCTTGTTCGCAGTATAACTGCAAAAATAAATCTTCGTTAAAATCTTCTTGTGGCTGACGATTTTTAAATGAAGTTTTAGTAGACTTCTTACGAATGTTCAGCAGCAGTTCACGAGATAAGAAACTCAACTGCAGCACAAACCCAGGCATGCCCGGATATTCGGTTTCTACTGATTTAGAGGGTACTAGTAGATTTTTAAGAGAAAGTGTAGACATGTTTACCTTTTGTTATTGGGAGTGGGGCTAGCTTACGCTAGCCCCGCATATTTTAAGTTGTTAGACTACTGTGTAGTAACGAACTTCTACTTCATTAGATTGAGAAATATCAAACTGATTAGCGGTTGTATAGCCCTGACCAGTAAAGTTAATACTTGTACTGATAACCTGTTCCGTAGCAATACTAGGAATTGTTAACACTGCGGCACTAACATCTAGTTCAATACGAATTGGGTTAGTAGAACCACCAACTGCAACAATCATCTCATAAGCAGGATTAACATCGGTTAAGCTTTGTGTTAACATATCACTTAGGAGTGTTGCTGTACTGTTTGGTACTGCAACTGTACCTGTACGTAGGTAGGCGTTTAAAGTACCTGTGATACTACGTGTACCTGTAAAGTAAGTAATAGGTTGGTTAACAATACCCAAGTTAGCAGGCGTCAAGTAGGTAATATTATTACTAATAACCATCTGACCGCCTGTTAAGGCTACAGTATAAACTGTACCACTACCATTAATACCGCCTTTAACACTCATAGTGCTCAACTTATTAGCAATATATGGTGCTTGGTAGTTTTTACCTTTAGCTGTACCGCTTAAACCGCTACCAAAAGTAACTGTTGTACCAGAAGTAGCTGTTAGGCCAGGAAGCTGACGTAGTTTAGTACCTTTACCAGCCCAAGCAATTGTTGCAATTGCATCAAGACCAAAGTCAATTGTAGCACTATCCAATGCACAGTTATCAATAATAAAGCTGCTAGAGTCTAGTACAATAATTACACCAAACTTTTGTAGTTGGTGAGCCTGCGAATAATCTGCAACTAATTTTGCATACTGATAGGTCTCTGTCCAACCAGCACCAGTACTACCAATACTAGTTGTGCTCATTAGTGCATTCCAGAGTACGGCTTCTTCAGCTGTAACAACACTAGTACCTGTACTAACTGTAACATTACTAGGTGCTGGAGTATAGTTTACTTTGAATGTACTAGTAGTACTAGCAGTACCAACACCGTCAAACGGTACAATAGTAGCACCTTCATAAACACTAATACCAACACTGCCTGTAGTAAAATCTACATCTGTAAATGCTGAACCGTTTGCAGCTTTTAGTGGTTTATTCAAACTACTTGAAGCTACTACAATTGCACCAACACCACTAGCAACTGCTTGTACAACTGGCACTTCAATATCGTCAGTAACTACACCTGCTGTACCATTGATTGTACCATTTACAATACAACGATAAGTATTAACATTAGGACCAGTATTAGCACCAGCTAAATATTCTGCACCACCGCTATTAATTAGGTAAGTACTACTTGTAGCACCACTAATATTTGCAAAGCTACCAGTACTAGCAGTTTGAACAGCCCATTGATATGCAGGAGTTAGAATATTAACTGTGCTAGTAGTCAATGTTGGTAGTGTAGCAGGTAGAGCACCTGTTGTAGCTGCTTTGCTAACCACTGTAGGATTATTTGTAATTGCAAAATAACTAGCAGTGCTTGAAGCCGCATTTGCAGTACCAGCACGACTTAATGTAAAATTAATTACTTTTGACGAAACATTGGCAACTACGTTAGCTGCACTATTTTTTACGCTAAACGCTACTGTAACGTTTGCAACGTTGGCAGTAATAGCCGAAGGTCCTGGAACTGTAAGAATCCCACTATTAAAACCGCCAGCAGCAGTGCTAGAGTCAGCAGGACGAATATAAGTACTAAATGTAAAATCTACTGGATCAAGTGCCGTGTTAAAACTACGTTGACCGCGAACAGGTGTTGCACCAGCTTCATTTAGAGTAACCACATCAGCCGTTGTATTTTGACTAAAGCTGAAGCCATCTAGAACTTGGATTTCATATGTATTGCTTGATGTGAATCCGCTGGAGGCTACCACCCCGCTCGATGCATCCACATTAGTCGTGAAGAACATCCGACTATTACGAATTAAATTAAATGACATCTCTCATTCCTTTTTATTTAATGCCTAAGTGCATTAACTAGACTTTTATCTGTTGCTAGCACTATCCGCATGGTTGCTTACATAATCTGATAACGGACTTGTAAGATAATTTCTCCAACTGCATAAGGTGCTAATAGCCCCTCATCAGTTGTAATCGACTGAATTAACATATCAGTCGTTTCATATCCGGTTGTAGTATTGTAAACTAATCGGTTATTAGCATCAATACAAGTTTCAACATCTTCTAGTAGTTTCTCTAATTGTTCACTGCTGGTTTCACCGTGACAGTAAACTCGGATGCATAGTGTTAAAAATCCCCACTTAAAGTCAGCAGGATGATACTCTCGGATTTCATTGGTGGGAGTAACAAATATACTTGGAAAGTCTTTTACCTCGTCCCAAAACTTTAGTTTAGCATAACAATTTTTAAACATATTAACTTGATAAGGCGCTTGACCATTAATCTTGTTAAGCTGTTGAACAAGGGCTTTTACAATACTAGTTCGTTTACTCATACATTCACCGCCCTTAATCTATTCTTTATATTTTCTACTGCAATATCCCTGATTGATTTAGCTATCAACAGTTTAGGGTCTCTGCTCTTAGGATTTTCCTGAGCACCACCTGCACTAAAAGTTCCGTATGGATTACGCATATAACTATAAAAAGCGGTAATCATACCTTGTCTGCTCTCAGTTAGTCGTTCAATTTTTGCACTGCTTGCAAATCTACCTGTTCTGTAATTTAATACTGAGGTACTTGTGCCAGTGCCCATGTTTTTAACAATAGCTTCTCGTAATTTACCATTGAATAGTGCTAATAATGAAGTTAAATCTGTAGCTGCTTGCATTGGTGCAGCTTGAATAATTGTAGGTTTATTAGGCGTTTGCTCTATATCACTAAGCACTTTTTTAAGTTTTGAAATTTTAGCTTTATTATTACTTTTAACTACTTTAGTAGATTTTCTAGCTACTTCAGCAGTTTGACCAGTATAAGTTTTTTTCTTACTTTTACCAGTTTGAATAATATCAGTTAAATTATCAGCAAGCATTTGAATAAAACTAGGAGATCCTTCTGTTTCTAATAATGCCTGTCCTAATATAGGTGAGTTTTTTATAACTGCTTCTGCATCTTCTGTTTTTAATGTAAACAGATCTTTAATTTCTTGAAGTATATTAGCACTTACTGACCCTGAAAGCTGATTTTCTACACCAAATTGAAATTCTACTAGGTATTTACCATAACTATCTTTGACATAATTAGCATAAATAGTTTGATCAATTTGTTTTAAATTACTAGTAAGAATATCGTCTGCTTCGAGTTTAGCAATATATGCTTTTAAAGCTGCTTTTAAAGCTTCTTTTTGATTGGCGGATAAACCTTCGGCTTTGTCAATATCATCTCTGGTTTTTTTCAATAAATTAGTTGCTACACTAATCACATGACCTTTATTAACGTAGTAACCAAAAGTGCCATGTCTATCGGCTTCTTTTTTAATCTCGTCTAATTGAGATTGAGGTACTCTACCTTTGCCATATTGTGCTTCTAATTCTGCTTTACGGGTCTCATATTCTCTTGATGTAGCATTTGCATATGCGGCTTTAACATTATCATCTTCAAATACTTCTTGAAACTTAGTACTAATAGTGTCAAAGCCAATAGATTCAAAAAATATTGCTTGTTCGCCAGTTCCTACATTAATAACTTGTCCAGCAGATTCTCTACGTTTTACTGGATTAGTTATCTTTTCATTTTCTTCTTGCAGAGCATTAAAAATTTCGCCTAATGTGCCAATATCTATTTCTTTACCAGTTATTCGCTCATAGATTTGTCTAATCTGTGTTTGCGTAACATAAAAACTGGTTTTTGCACCAGTTTGTTCTTTTTTACGTAACTCTTTAGCACTTTGAGTAAGAATATTATCTTGTAGTTTAGATAACCATGTTCTATATGCAGCACTTTGAATAGCTGCTGTAAAGTCTTTAATACTCATGTGTAATCCGATTTATACAAATCTAGTACACGTTTAATATGAGCAGGCAGTTGAGTAGTTGAAATATACTCAATTTGCACGCTATTAGTACCAGGTGCTTTTGTACTGTGAATTGCTGCATCATTTTGACGATAGTAGCTAATCAAATCCATAATTGCTAGTGCAACATCGCTAGGCACATCATCATATCCAGCGCGATAAGTAACACGATAACCGCGAATATACTTAATAAATCCTTGTGAGCCAATTGCTAAAACTTCGTCACCATCTTGTACCCAGTCTACATAAGGTACTAGTGGTGTATAGTTTTGTCCGTAGTCTGTGCTTAGCGCAACCTCGCTAACACTAATAACTGGACTTTCTTGCAAAATAAATTTTGACTGACCACTACCGCCAAAACTAGTAGCACCATTAAAGTACTCAATTTTATCTGCATCTACATAGTCTACAAAAGTTTTATTGCAGTATTTTTTTACCAGTTCACTTACGCGGGGAATTAGTCCAGCAATCTCTCTGTCGTAATTA